TGAGGAAACATGAATTTTGATGAATACCAAAAACTAGCAAGACAAACTGCTATATATCCTAGCATTGGAATGCAAGTTTATCCAGCACTAGGATTAGCCGGTGAATCAGGAGAAGTCTGTGAAAAGATTAAGAAGTATATTCGTGGAGATTTTAACTACGAGACTCTACGAGCAGGTTTACAAAAGGAACTGGGTGATGTATTATGGTATATTGCAAACCTAGCAGAAGACGTGGGTTTATCATTAGAAACGATAGCCCAAGACAATATAGATAAACTCCAAGACAGAAAAGAAAGAGATGTCTTACAAGGGGATGGCGATAGTAGATGAGCCAAACATGGGAAGCCTACCGCAAGGCTCTAAAAGAGTGGAAAAAAAGAAATAGGAAGTGAATATTATGGATGAAAAGATAATGAAAGAAATAGCTAAGGCCGCAGAAGTCTTAGAAATAGATGTAAGTATAGCAGAGGAGAAGTATTTTGAAATCTGCAAAGTAAATAATCTTGACCCTGAAACAGAAGGACGCTTTGCGTTGTCTCTATTCAGGCAATGGTTTAGTGGAAAGTATCAGTATAAGGATGCACCACAAGAGGAGAGTAGCAGTAGCTTTATCAAGAAAGCAGCAGGCTTCTTTATCTCAATAGATGCCGCCCAAGATATGGGTCAAAGACTGAATGAACAGATAAAGGGTGAGTATGAAAGGGATTCTCATGATACCTATGAATCAGGTAGGGTTGCAGAAGCAGTTGCTACTGATACCGGATTTGCTGTATCTAGGATGTTCAAGAGTGAAGAACAAACAAAAGAAGTAACAGACCTACCAACAAATAATTTTGAGGTAGATGCAGGAAAATGGATTATTCCATTAGATAGCATGGAGAAATACGGTGAGCGACCTAACCCAAATTATGGTAAGCCCTTACCTGCTTCTCAAAGTAGAATGAGTGGTGTGTTTATTGGTGATGTTGATGAGGATAGAGGAATGTATTACTTCTCCTACAAGGGAGAGGCAAGCAAGGAATTTACGCCTAAGACATTTACAGTAGTGAAGATGGATGTTATTAGGGATAGCAATAATCCTAATAGGATTTATGGATTCAAGGAAGGCACATTGAACAGCCTAGAAATTGAAGATGAAGATACTACAGACCAACTGAATCTGCAGAATGCTACTATGGAATATGCTATGAGTAACTATAGCCCATTGATAGATATTAACAGGTATCACAACACCGTTAGCGATAAGCTATGGGCGGAGAGATTTGTTATAACTGATGGGAGTGTTTCTAGTATCAACATGACGCCAAACAAACTAGGTAGCCGTAGGTTAACTATAACAGATGTTAATGCTGACTACGCGTATGAAGGAGGCTCTTGGGCAGGAACTACCTGTTGGGTTCCTCCCCACTTAGATATAGACTTTGGACTTAACTCTAGTGTAATATTGGTTGGAAGAACAACTCAAGGACGAAATGAAGATGGAAGCCTACGAGATGTTGCTCTAAACCTAAGTGGTGTTCTTTGCACCGAAAACCGAGGGGTTATAGTTGAACCCTTTGAGGCTGAAGAAGAAGACTTAGATTGGTTTTGATATGTATACTATCCAGGATAGATACATACATGGCAATAGTTATGCCTTGTTAATGGATAATATAGAATTTCTGACTTGGCGGTTTAATGAAGAGACCAAGCAATATTGGTTAAAACTTCATGTACCCTCTGGGAAAGAAATTAGGATTAGAGTAAGTGAAAACGAACTCCGAGATATAGTTGATACTTGGAGTATGAATATGATGGAATTAGATATAGGTGATGAACATGGATTGGACAAGTGAAAAGAAAGGTAATGCAATGAAGAAAGACGATAAAAAGAATGACGAGGACTACTTCAAAAAGCAAAAGGAAAAAATCCTAAAGCAGATTGAAGAAAGAATGCAAAGAGATAGGTCTCATTTATGTTGTTCTATTACAGGTGCTGCAAAAGTAGGTAAAACAGGATTGGCAATGGATTGCCGAACCAAAGAGGAAATAGCAAAGGGAATGAAAGTTCTAGTTATAGATTTTGATGATGGAGCAGAACCCACTTGGAAAACTAATTGGGATGACCCTAACATTATTGTTTACTGCCCAACAGAAAAGTTTGTAGATGGAACCGTTGATTGGGAAACCACATTTAATAACGGTAAGGATTTCTGTAGATTGTGCAAAGAATACATTGCGGAAGGAAATGTTAAGGCTGTGATTCTTGACGGAGTAGATAAGTGCCTTGAAGGTTCTAGTGATGTATTAAGGGAACACTTGGTTAAGCAACAGCAGCGCGAAGGTAGCATTGTTTTGGCTACTGATTCTGTAAGGGTTTCTACTCTTGATTGGAGAATTAGGAATCGGGTGTATAACCGCCAACTAGATTTAGTTTGTGACATGAAATGTGATAGGTTTTTTATTACCCATATGAAACCCATCTATGATAATATCAGTGTTCCAACGCCTATTGGCGAAGTACCTGATTGGCATAAAACCACACCTGCTAAGTTCATTCAAATGATACACATAACCAAGAAACAAACGCGGGACAAGAAAACTAATTACGTGGCGCGTTTAGAAGCTAGTAAAACCAACCCCTCGCTTGTAGGAAAGGAATGGGTAATCTTTACCACTAATGGAGATAGTGAGTGGTTTGGTGTTCCTGAACTACGAGAGGGAACCCTATGAAAAAGTTTAGTGTAAACCTAAATGAATTTAAAGAGGCAGTAGAGGCAATTTGGCTGAGAGGCAAATATAAGTCCTCCACTGTTTCTAAGGTGGACGTAATTAGTAATAGTGCTGTAGCGGTAGTTAAAAATAATACTATACAGTTAGCCAACGCTAACGAGCGAATGGCTGTAATAGTTAATATCAGAGCGTCAGCAGAAGACGTGGATGACTTCATGTTTATTTTTGATATTGAAAAGGCTATGAAATACATTAAAAACATGAAGATGGAACATCTATATTTTGAAGTTGATGATGCTAATGTAAAATTAAAGGGAGACAAGACCAGAGTTAAACTACCCGTTCTAGTTGAGCATCCTAATATGTCATCTATAACAATGATTTTGACATTAAAAATTCCAGCGGAAGGCATGCCAACAATTGGCAAGACACACATAAAGACTAAGGTTGTTCTGCAAGGAAAGGAACTAGCTAAAGCAATTAGGTTTTGCAATCTTGTCGGAACTGCTACCTTCACAATCAACTTAGTTGATAAGGAAGAATTAAAGATTAGTTCTTCTAACTTCCATAATACAGAATTAGTAAGTATGAAAGTTCCTATAGTTGCTTCTGAAGGGGAAGCCGCTACTGTTGAGTTTTCAGCGCCAATAGATAGGTTTTGTTTGGATGAATTAATGTTCCTATATCTGGGTGATAATAAACCAATTGTATTAGTGGGCCCAGATAGAAAATTAATAGTGGCACCTTATATAAGGGTGAGATAATGATAATTAGTGCAATAGATAAAGATAATATGTTTGCTCTTAGGTGGAGAGAAAACGGTGAGAGAGTAGAGAAAGAAGTTCCTTATTCTACTTTCAGACCGTACTTCTATATCCTTGCTAGTGCAAGGCAAATACCGAAGATGACTATTAAAGAATTTAACTCTAGTGCTAAACTAGATTTATTCTATGATGTGGATGGTTCTGTATCCCTTGATGGTAGACCCTTAAAGAAAGTAAGTTGGTCTCCACCCAAACCTGGTTATACTAGAATTATTAGAAATGAATGGGATGAAACCTTTGAGGCTGATGTCCCCTTCCATTATAGATATTCTATTGATGAACTGACGGAGATTCCTGAGTATGAATTAAGGAAATGGTATTGGGATTTAGAATGGCAACAAGGCGGAGAACATGATGGGGCTATCACTTGTATGTCTTTTTATGATACCTTTAACAAAAGAAATAGGATTTTGTATTGGATACCAAAAGGTTCAGGAATTAAGCAGAATTTAATTGGTAAAGGATATTTTACAGAGGGAGAAATGTTAGTAGACTTTATATGTATATTGAATGAAGAAGACCCGGATATGATGATTTCATGGTTTGGTTCTAAATTCGATTTGCCTAAACTAATTGAGAGACTACACGCTAATGGAATAGACCCCCGAAACCTTTCACCATATAACGATGTAAAGGGAGTATACTTTTCTGATGGAATTAAACTATCAAAGAATGTGAATAGTTATTCTCCAATAGAACAACCCGTTAGAGGTAGAATTTTACTAAACCTTGACCTAGCTTTTGAGCGTCAATGGAATGATGCACAACGAGGGACGTTACCTTCATTAGCATTGGACTATGTGGCTGATACCGTGCTAGGCGAGAAGAAACTGGTAAGTGAAAAATTCCCTGATAAGAACGAATTCTTTGAGAAGGGATGGTTAGAGGACACTTCTCATTATCTTCAATATGCGTTGAAGGATGTTGAATTACTTAGAAGAATAGACGAAGAAAATTACACTTCCGAGGCAGTAATAGCTCTACAAAGACTTATTGTTGCTCCCTTTGATGCTTGCTTCTATGCAAGTAACATGGGTGGAATATATTTCATGCGACATGCCACTTGGAAAGCACCAACAGGAAAGCGCGGTGAAAAAATAAACTATCAGGGGGCTATGATATATGACCCGGCTATTGAAGGAACTAATGGGCTTCATCTTGAAGTTGCAGCCTTTGATTTTGCATCACTATACCCTAGTATGATTTTAGCCCGGAACATAAGCTGGGAAACTAAATCAGTAGACCCAACAGAATTTGGAGCAAACATCCTAACTCCAAGAGACTTCTCTGAAGTAGAAGAAAAGGACATGAGATATTACAAGACGGATAAGATGGGACTATTGCCCAAGGCTGTCCTTGATTTGAAGACTCTAAGGAATTACTATAAACGTAAAATGAAAAAAGCAGAATCAAAAGAAGAACATACTAAGTGGTATAATAATCAAATGGCTGTTAAGCGATTAATGGCGTCATTCTATGGCATTGTTGCTTACCAGGGGTTTGGTTGGGCTGACATTGATTTAGCTGCAAGTATCACTGCTAGTGCTAGAGAAGCGATTAGAGAAGCAGCGTTTAAGGTGATGGAATTATGATACTAACTGAATTACAAACAGCACTATCAATTTTATTTGGAGTTATGTTTCTAGGTTATGTTTCAGCATTTATTTTTGTCCATTACTTAGACAACACAGACAATGGGCACATGTTAGCATTCTTAAGAAGAAAGTGGAAGGAGTGGAAAAAATGAAGGGCCACACACATTGGTCTGGCAAGAAGTATAACAACAAAATTGCCCATCTATCTAAAGACCTTTGTGACAATTGCGGTGGTGCCATTAAGTCAAATGCCTGTTCTTCATCTTGTCGGTATCTTTGTGGTAAATGTTATTTGAAGTGGAAGAAAGAAGAGAGAAAACGGATGGGAAGATTATGAATAAATGTGAATGTCAATTTAACAAAAATGGGCGTAATGTAGATGATAAAGGAAGATGTACCTATTGCAAAAAGGAAGTGAAAATATGAAGGTAGTATATGGACACACTGATTCTATCTATGTGCAAATGCCAAAGCATATAGCAACGGGAACCGTAGATTTATTAAACAATCATGTTAGGCAATTGTTTCCTAATTTATTAGAATTAGATGAACACCCAGTTAAGTTAGAATTTGAAAAATTCTACAAGACTCTTGGTGTAGGTATAACCAAAAATAGAAATGCAGGATTAGTAGAATGGAAAGATGGTCAAACATTAGATGAATTAGAATTTGTTATGACAGGGTTTGCTGCTAAAAGAGTTGCTATTACACCCCTAGCTAAAAAAATCCAGCTAACAATATTAAAGAAGTGGGTTAACCAAACATCTGAAAAAGAAATAACTACCTATCTAAGAAATGAATACAATAAAATTATCATGGGTAAGATAGATGTTAACCATATTATCAATAGAAGTAGGTATAGGCCAGAGAGATTACAATATAAATGTTCAGAATGTAGCAGGGAGTATGGGGTTAGTGAAGCCGTTGCATTACATAAGAGATTTACAAGTAATGTTTTTTGTATGAAGTGTAGTGTTGATTTAAAACTACAAACGCTAGAAGGCAAACAACCAAGTATAGGTGGTGGTATTGAAGGTGTATTGTGGTGGAACCAAACTTATGATAGTGATATTACCGACTCTTATGTTTATATAAGAGTAGCAGACGATTCCAAAAGACCATCCTATATTAATCCTGTTACCGGAGTATCAAAAAGACCCACCTACATTGCAGCACCCAATATGAATTTACTACCAAAACTTAGACCAGATTTGCAACACTATGCAACTTCAATAGTTAAAAAGGCAGAACCAATTTATAAGGCAATGAATTGGGACACTAATCCTATTACCAATGATTTAAATCAATCGCAGTTAAGTGAGTGGTGGTAAAATGAGAGAATATACGTATGAATGGTATCCTGAACATTACAGTGATAATAGTAAACCAATATTAAAAATCACTAAATCTTCATTTGGTTCCTTTCAATGGTGCCCTAAGAAATATGAATTTTCGTATCCCCTTAGATTACCGCAAACAACCTCAGAAGCCATGCTTAAAGGAACACAAGTACATAATAGTAGGGAAGATTATTTTGAGGTCTTTGATATAAAGAAAGCAGAAAATCTTTCTCATTCAGAACTAGTAGATTACAATATGAGCCTCCATCCAATTGATGGTAACACAGACATGTATAAAACTATAGCAACCTTTGAAGCACAAAGATTTATTGATGCTAGAGACGAAGATAAGTTACATGAATATTTACCAGTTGTTAATGAAGAAATACTAGACGCAGAAATTTTTATTCCTCATGCTCTTAATCCAAAGTGTATCCTTGAAAGAGATTACCATGTTCACTTACAGGGGATAATTGATAGAATGTATTTGGAAGACAACGCTTATATTCCTATGGAGCTGAAGACCGGGCCTTGGAAGGATTACAAACTAACCTCTATGAGAAAGGAATTAGCTTTCTATAAATTACTAATTGAAAACGCAACGCCAGAAAGTTTGGCAGCAGCCGGTATAGATGGAGATATTCCTATCACCCATTGGGGTTGGTATTATCCGGCCTCAAATTATATTCAGGTTGAGATTGCTAAAAAACAAAGTACAAATGCTGTAATGCGTGGAATAACTCAGATAATTGCTGCATATGAAAGAAAGGAGTTTAATGCTAAATATTATTTTAAGACATGTGAATATTGTAGTTTTCTTCCTATATGTCCTGCTGCTCAAGGGGAGGAATGGCTTTGACTCGCACAAGAGATTTACCAACTGATACTTGTAATGTTTGTGGAAAAGCAAAGATGGGTTCTATGTCTAATAGTAGACATTTATGTGGTAAGTGTTATCTAAAAGAGAGAGCAGCAGAAAGAAAAAAGAAGGGATTAAAATGAATGGAACAGAAATTGATAAGTGGTCTGAGAAACACGTTGGAAGCCTAGCATTAGTTAGAACAGTTCTAGGTTTCGTGAATGTATTACTTGCTCTTATTGTGATTGCAAAGTTATTCGGGGCGATATGATGAATAGAGAAATATTATTTAAAGAAGCATTAGAAATTAAAGAAAGATATCCAAACTCTCCTTTTATGAGTAAGGTATTAAAGTTGCGAAGTAGAATTAAAGTCGTTCACGACTGGGATTGTAACATAGAAACCTGTAAACA